CATTAGCAGTTAAAGTAAACGGACTGGCACTTGCTCGACTAGCGTAATCGTCATAATGAAGTGTACCTGCGCCACCCTCCCAAAGTACGCCTCTACCAGAATTAGCAGCATTTATGGCAAGTGTGTATGCATCATCCTCACCTGCGCTGTAATCCTGTAGCTCATAACTTCCGGGAACATCTACATTGGCTGTAAGTGTATTAACCAAGGCAACATTTGTGGCATCATAACTAGCCCAAGTTACATCAGTTGGTAAATCATTCCATGTGCCTGTAGCGCTTAAATTTGACCATGATTGCAGGAATGCTTCACTAAGAATGTTTAAAACTCTTGTGCCGTCAAACTCTTTGGCATAACCAGCCCCACCTACAAGATGTCTATTTAGTTGTGATAATGGGCCTACAGCAGTAATTGTGTAAATGGCAATTGATCCATCTGATCCATAAGCCTGCAGGCTAATATCAATGTCACTAATAATGCCAGTAAAGATTGTTTGTGTGCCTGATGTTCCCTTGGCAATTGCCACAGATACTGATTGGCTCAATGACAAGTCTAAAGGCTGGCTGGCATCAGTCCAAAGGCTAATTGAAGCATAGCCCGGTTGAGGCTGTGTCAATACATCATTACGGCCCATACGGATTGAAATAGAGCTGATTGTCTGGTCAGCGTATGTTGTACCGCCATTGAAAGTGACTGTTGGATATGGGTCATATACAACCGTCACAATGTTGCCCCGACTAAATTAATTGCACCTGTACGGCGAGAGGAGTCTTGAAGTAGGCGCTCAATGCTACGGCGAGCAGACTCACCATCAATGACACCATTCATAATTATAGTTACGCCTTGACCAGCGCCATTGTCTGGGCGGATTGAACCCGAGCCACTTGGTACAAATAGTTCAGGGCCAAACTCTCCAACACGAGTTAACTGACCAGCCCCTACAGGGCCTCCAGCAGCTCTTGAGGTGTATCCAAGCGCCTTGCCTAGGCGTGAGTCAGCAAACTTAGGGCCCTCGCCCGGGTTGATGATAAGAAACTCTAATACTGCGCCGCCAATGTCTTTGGCTTTCTTGTAGGCATTAGCAACAGAGTTAATGCCATTAGCAACACTGTTAAGGGCATTAGCAATGTTTGTAAGTGTGTCTGTTGATCCCTTGGCATCACTGTCTGTAAGTGTGGCAAATAACTTGCCAAATGCTTCGGCTACATTACGTAGGGATTCACCAAGGCTAATGCCTCCAGACTTGCCACCTAAGTCATTAGAAAGCATCTTGACCTTGTTCGATAGGCCACTGCTTTCATCCTCGCCACTAAATCCCTTGGCAACAAGGTTTACTTGCTCAAGTAATGATTTAAGTGTTGGCAGGATTGCAACACCGATTGATTCTTTAAGTTCACCAAATCGCTCGGTGACAATAGCCAACTGGCCTGCATAAGTTTTGGTATTGGCTTGAGCTGCGCCACCAAATAGGCGAGACAACTCATCTTGTGCTGCGCTGAAATCTTTAGTTGCAATAATGCTGGCATCTAATGGAATGCCTAATCTAGTTAAAGCACCAAGATTGCCGTTGTAGGCCTTAGACAGGCTAAGTGACACACTTTCCAAGTCTTTGCCAGTTGATGCACTGATGTCCAAAGCAAGGTTAGTAAGTTCCTGTGCCTTGCCAACATCACCAGTTGCTCGGGCTAAGTTTGCCAGTGCTGGGCGCAACTTAGTGTCAGCTACACCAAAGGCTAATTGTTGCTTAGTGATGTATTCCTCGGTGCTAGCAATCTGGGCATCGGTTGCATTTGTGGTGTTTTTAAGGGCTTGTGCCAATTTAATTTGGGATTGTTCATCCTCAATGGCTGCCTTGACTCCATCAATGCCAATCTTGACTGCATAGGCTGCGGCAGCTGCGCCAGCAACCACAAAAGCAGCTGCGGCCATCTTGCCATACTTGCCAAGGCTCTTTGTAAAGCCTTTGGCTTCGTTATCTGCCTTGTTTAGGCTTCGGCCAAACTGATCTACATCGGCAAGCAGGTTAAGTTTGAGAGTTCTTACATCAGCCATTATCTGACCACTTTTCTATTACTCGGCGATTAACTGCGTCTTTCCAACGTCTAGTTAACTCTGGCTGGATGCGCTTAAGTGTTGCAAAAATACCGTAGCCAGCATTGCCTCGGCCTTGTGCAGGTGAGCGATCAGGAAAGCGGCGACCACCATTAGCAAATGGTGACGGGCCACCAAACTCTGAACCAAATAAAACTTGACCGGACACAGCGCCACCACTAAATCGACCTTTACTGCCACCAATAGTTACATTAGGGATGCGGTCTTTATTGGCTCGGATTGTAGCTGCAACCTTTTGAGCCTGTGCTGGCAGTGGGTTTAGGTTATAACTTAATTGCATTTCGGTTGCTGACCAAGCACTAATACTGGTTACATCATCCTTAAGCGCTTTTTTAGCGCCCTCATCCATTTCTCTAAATGCTTTGTAGAGAGATCGCAAGTCACGAGAGTCAGGTGTCATTTTGACAGTTACTTTGTCAGCCATGACCATTCCTCTCTGTAATCAGCGTTAGTGCTGTGTTGATGTCTGCGAGTGACCATTGATACAGATCAGACAATGGAATCCCGGTAACAACTGCTATTCTGACGAGTCCGTCAGCGAGTTCTCTTTTGGGCTTTCATCGACCACCTCAAAGGTTTCAAACTCATTGGTGACCCATGCTTGCTGACTTGGTAACTTTGTATGCCCTCCAGCCTTAGCGGCCTTAAAAAGCATGCATGTTATGACATCAAGCGAGCCTTGGCTCATCTTTTCTGCCGCTTGGCTCACTGTGTAACCGAGTTCTCTTTCGATCTCGATCCACAACCAAGCGTTATCATCACTCACTATGTAGTTGTTGCCCTGTTTTGTTGTAACTGTGTATTGCATAATGGTTGCCCTGTTCTGCTAGTTATGCTCTTGCGACTGTTCCATCCTCAACAACAAAGCTGAGGCTGGTGGTTAGTACGTCAGTGGCAGCGCCACCAACGGTTGGAAATACTGGGAATACGTTGCCAGTGAATGTGTCACCGTTTACATCAAAACTGAATGGCAATGATGTATCTGGTGCAGTGTTGGCTGCATCCCAAAGTGCTGAAATGATGCCTGCACTTGATGTGTCATCTAGGTATAGTTCCACATTTAGTGTGGCCGTCTTGTCTACGGTCTTGTAAGCGCGACCTGATAGCACTTCAAGTACCTGCTGGTTGTTTTCGCGCTCTAGTGTGACGGTTGATGCTTGGTCAGCGTATGACACAGAGTTGATGCTCAAAGTCAGATTCCGACCAGTTATGTATGTTGCTGGCATGACTTGCCTTTCTAGTTGGTTGTGACCATCTCTATGTTGAGTTGGCTGATAAGCATGTCGGCGTTTCCGATTTGCTGGACTGTGGGTTGCGACCATCCACCCAAAAACGAAATGTTATTGGCTAATAGGTCAGTTACTGAAAAGATTAAAGTTTCTAAGTTGGCTAGTGCTGCTCGGTTATCAGCTGCATTGACTATGCAAGTAATGTCAAAGCGCACATTGCAACGAGCGCCACCAATGGCACTAACTGTTATGTAAGGCGATCCCGGGACAAGCACAATGGCAGGCGGTGTGATGTTTTCATTTGGGTATGAGTAAACTACTCGCCCGGCAGCTGCAAGAGTGGCGGCAAGTGAATCACGGTAAGTTGCTAAATTAGCCAAGGTAGCCTCTAGTGTCTAGGTGCTTGCCTAGTAAGCCTGACACACGAGTAAGCATTGAGCGCCCTAGGCGGTACGGTGCTGGACTTTGGAAGTCAACCCCTTGCTGGCCTAGTGTGCCAGTACGAGTGATCCAGATGTCGCAGGCTACGGCTAAAGCGGCTTCGCGTACCTCTGGAGTTGTGTCATATTGAGCGGCTTGGCTGGTTAATACTGCTCGGCCATTAGGAATAATTTTGCGCTTAGTAATGTCAGCGTTTGTAATAGCAGCTTCAAACCATGTAACACCGTATTCATCCACGCCAACTTTAGTGACTGTTCGTGATCCGTTAAATGGTGAGCCACATCCAGTAACGGTCAATGCCTGACCTACTACAAATGTGTTGTCGTAGCAGTAAAAGCGAGCAACATTGTTAGTAAGCGCTACGCCGTTGATGGCTACATCATCAAAGATTAAGTAAGACAGGATTATGTTCTCGGCACTGTCTGCAACTGCCTGCACGATTGGATCAGCATAGATGTCACCAATACCAAGTACGGCTTTTAGCTCGCTTAGTGTAATTAGTGCCATATCAAATCCTTATCTATAGGGGGTGTGTGGGGGGCACAGGGCCGCACCCCCCACACGATTGTTAACTTGATTTAGGTCAAGTTAAAGCGACGTACGCCACCAGCGGTCAAAACGCCAACGGCTAGGTAGCCGTAAAGTGCTGTTTCAATTTCGCCAGTTGTTACTACGTTTGTTGACATACGTAGGATTGGGCTTTCGTAGATTGCAACTGCAGATGGAGTAACAATAAATGCTGACTCATCGATAACAGTTGAAACTGCGTTTGGATCTACGTATAGGTCAAGTCCAAGCACGTTTCCGCGTAGGGACTGTGGGCCTGCTACACCAGCGTTGTTTACCTGATTGTAAGCGTTGTAGATTGGGCGACCGGTATTGTCGGTTGCACCCATCAACAATGACCACTGGCCAGTGCCTGCAATGTAAGCGCTTGGCAATTCGCCAGTTGCTAGGTAAGCGGCTGGGGCTTGGCTGGATACGAATCCGATGATGCCATCGGAGTCTGCATCTTGTGCTGTTGCCTGTGTTCCACCTGCGGTTAGAGCTGCAATTACGGCTGCATCAGTTGCCTTGTTGTAGGCGCGTGTCATGTTATCAACCATTGCTTGGAAAAAGTCTGGGGATGAACGCTCTAGTAGTTCTACCGAGTAGCGCTGCATGCCTGCAAACTTGTTTACATCTAGGTTGACGTATGAGGACACAATTCCGGTTTCTGATGGGCCAGCACCTTCGTTAGTGTCTGCAACAGTTCCGTTAGTTGTGATTTTTGGATGGCTGATAACCATGCCTGATGCAGTGATGGCGCGTGAGCCAATTGCATCAATGGCTGGACGTGAGCCAATTGAGTTGTCAATGACGGTGTTTACATACTGCACTGGGGTAAACGCTGGGTTTGTGCTGAATGAGTCATCGGCTGCCATTACATACTGGGCTGAATCATGGTTGCCCATTTTGGCCTTGATGCTGTGCTCTAAGTAAGAGGCTTGGCTGTTGATTGGGCTACGAGGCTTTACGTAGGCCACTGGTGCAGCTGCTGTAACAACCGCGGACGCGGTTACTTCATCAGCCACTGGTGCGGTTGTTTCTTCCACTGTTATCTCCTGTGGGTTTTCCTCTGCAGTGGTTTCTGCTTCGGTGGTTTCTGGGGTTTCCTCTGTAGCGGCTACATCGAGGATTTGAGCATCCTTAAATGCTGGGTTTGTTACATGAGCCACGGCTTCGAGGTCTGCTGATGCAACAACCATTACGCCCTTTTCAATGGTGTATTCATTGACTTTGGCTTCAATGCTAAATGCTGGGCGTAAGCCCTCGGAGGCCTCTACAAGGGCATCATTACCTGCGCCAGTAGGTGCAATCTTAAAGGCCATAGATACACCTGCTGGTGTAATTTCCTCTGATCCTGCAATGCCACGTCCTAATGGGCGTGTGCGGTCATGTTCCATGTTTAGAACAATCTGGCTAGCATCAATGTCACCAAATGCGCCAAACTCAAAGCGAACTGGGCCAGCGGATGTGTTACCGACCTTGGCAAAAGGAACTACTAGCCCCTTAATTGTCCGGGTCTCTGTGTCGGCGGCTAATACTTGACCGTCAAAGTTAATTTGCATTTTCATTGCCTCTCGGTGCTAAGTCCATTTCCTCACGGGCCTCATCTACGTCAATGAGTCCAGCTGCAAGCATTCGCTCTAGAACTTCAATTTGCTCTAGTGGGTTTCCGCGTAGGTAATCATCTAGATCAAAACGTACTTTTTGACCACGTGGGGTCACATCGACCATTGATAGTCTTTCCTCAATGCAGGCCATGTAAGGCTTCAATGAGAAGTCAACTAGGGATCGGCGCTCTTGGCTTACATTTGAGTAAGTGGCGCTGGCAGATTCTGCGTTAATGTACCAAGCAGGGATGTTGCACATACGAGCAATTTCAGCAGCTGTATTCAGGCGTGACTCTGTAAGTTGCATTTGCCCGGCATCGTAGCCAAAGGTTGTTACATCTAAAGGCCCTGACAAGTAAGCAGTTGAGCGAGTGGCTCGGGCTTGCTTCCATTGTGCTAACAGGCTACTTACCTGCTCTGGGGGTAGGTCAACGCCAGAGTTTTTAATAACCATAGTTGGATTTGGCTCACTGGCCATTCTCTGGACGGCTTCCTCAAGTTTTAATGCTGTAGAAATAGTGCGGCCACCGCGATTGAGGATTCCCTCGTCAATGCCGCTAAACATGATTAGTGATCCAACACCAGTTGCAGGTAGTAATCCACCCTCAATGTAAAAGCCGTTGACAATCTCTTGAGTGTTTAGATCAGTTGTGAATGTAACGCGTGTTGGATCAATTCTGCGAGCCTGTGTCGGCCTGCCATCCTCGGCGTTTACTTCTAGCACCTGCCAGAAGCTGCGTCCGTGGAATAACAAATCCTCTACTGTCCAAGCAATTGTTACTGCAGTTGGAAGTGCTGGATCAGGCTGTTCAAGGATCTTGCGACCCTCAATCTTTGCGCCAGTTATCTGGTTGTATGAATTAAGTCCAAGTGTGGCAATTGTGCCAGCAATGATGTTTCTGGCTCTGGCAACTGCTGGTACTTGCATCGCGCTTGAGCGATCAACGCGGAAAGTGTTAAAGGGCGTGAAGTATGCATCCTGATAGAACGGGATTGCAATGCCTGCACGAGCTTCAATGTCTGGTTTCTGTTCTGGAGTACCCAATAAGAAATCAATAAAACCCATACTGCATTATCGCACAAATGTGTGACATTTAGGCATCTGTAAGGCGTGTCGGAAAGTGTGTGGGCTAGTGATAGGAGTGACTAGCCCACACACGAGGTACTGCCAAGTAGACCTTAAGAACTAATGATACTCACAGTCTGTTGTGGCGCACAAGCATGCCCCGCCGCCATGACTAATGCAACTGCAGCTGTGATTGGTACTTGCGCTGCTCTACGTGCAAT